TGTACGATATCGCTTTACAAGCTGGCCCTGAGTTTTTGCGTGAGAAGTTGGCTGACTTTGACCGTCAGTTGCTAAGTGCTATTACTGATTATGCGGCTAGCCCAGAGTTTTCTAAGAACGCTTTGGATGGTTTGAACCGTATTAACCGTAATGACTTTGGCAAGATGTCTGAGTTAATGAAACGCGTTAATAAAGACAAGTTGATTAAAAATTACTCTGAGCGTATGGGCGAAACCGCTACCGCTTGGAAACGTGCCAATGAGTTAGAGAACTCTACTAAGATTGACCAAGTTAATTTAATTAAAGATCAGATGTATTCTGGTCAGATTAGTGGCACGGTTGCTTTAAACCGCATCAAAGCTCTTGGCGTTAATTTGCCAGACTCAGAGCGTAAGGCAATGCTTGATGGCGATAACGCTGGTGCTAACGCAATGATGTATGGCCAGTTTGAGTCTTTGGCTGACCGTCAGCTGGTTGGCGAGAACTACTTTGATGATTTAGCTAATGCAAAAGTAATTAGCTGGAAACAGGCTAACACGCTTAAAAAGGTAGTTCGTAACGATAATCCTGAGATGAGCCGCGCTAGACAGTTTATCCAGAATAGCCTTGGCGTACCAGATATGATGGCTCCTGGCTTTGGTAATGAGAAAGCCACAGTAGCTAGCCTTAATAAGCAACTAACAGAGGCGCAACAAAAAGCCAGGATTGCTGGCGAGGCATTTAACCCAATGGCATTTGCTGATGAGCTGGTTAAGTCTAAAGAGGCTCAGAACGTTATTGTTAAGCAAAAGAATAAATCTGAAAGAATAGCAAAAAGGTTTGAGGCTAAAAAGGTTACGTATGACCCAACTCGCACATATACTGCTGATGATTTAGACCGTCTTAAGTTTAATAAGTCTGAGGCAGAGGCAATTCTTAGAATCCAAAAAGAGCAATGATATGATCGATCAAAGATTTATGAACCAGTTGGCTGACGATATGCGTGAGCCAGAAGAGCCAGTTCAAGAAGTAATGCTAGCATCTGGCCCAGTAACGTCTGATATGCCGCAAACTGGAGTTAGGGTTGGCAGAGCTGGAATAACACCAGCACAATCAGCAAAAGCTGGTGGTTTAGATCGCCCATTGGTTGCCCTATTAGATACGCTTGCTGGTGCGTTACAGGGCGCTACAGCGCAAACTCTTGGCTTGCCTGGAGACATACGATCTATTATTGACATGATTGCTCAAGAGGGTGCAACCAAGTATTTAGGCGAAAGAACAATGCCTACTACTACAGAAATGCAACAAAAGTTACCAGCAGTTATTCCACAGGGCGTAGCCAATCAGGCTGAACGTGAATACACAGCTAAAGTTGCAAGCGATATAGGAACGTTTCTACCAGCGCCAGGATTATTAGACGCTCCAAAAGTAATCAAGGGAGCTGTACAAGCTACCAAGAATATGCCAGTTGGCATGAGTACACAGATGGTTGGCGAAGGCGTTAGCGATCTTGGATTCTACTCGGCCGCCAAACAGGCTGTAGATTCTATCCAGCAACCAAAGGGAACTGGCGAGCAATTCCTAAAGCAGATTGAAAAGACTCCTGGAGTTAAGCCAGAAGAGATTAAGTGGACTGGCTTAGATGACTTCTTAAAGTCTAAGAAAACAGTTACCAAGGCCGAGGTTCAAGAGTACCTAGATAAGAATCGGGTTGAAGTTAAAGAGGTTCAGTTGGGCGGTGGTTATGCAACTATTGAAAAAGAGCTAAACAAACAAGGCTACGAACTTAATGTAGATATGGATGGTGATTGGAGCATATTTAAAAATAATGAATATGTTGAGCTTGATGAATTGCCAGCAGATTTGCAAAAGTTTGTAATGGAAAACAGTCCAGGAAAAACTGAAACTAAATTTTCTAAATACACCCTACCAGGCGGCGAGAACTACAGAGAGATATTGCTGACTTTGCCAGCTAAACCAGATGTTGTTCGGCAGATGGCTGATGGGTCTTGGATTGTTCAAGGAACAGAAGGCTCGGAAGGTTTTTATGGAAAAACAAAAGAAGAGGCTATCGAAAGATTTAGGAGTGGAAGAGCAAGCAGTAAAGAGTTCAGCTCTCAACATTTTGACCAAAAGAATATATTGGCTCACATGAGGGTTAACGACCGTGTAGATGCTGACGGCAAGAAAGTGTTATTTGTTGAAGAGGTGCAATCTGACTGGCATCAGGCTGGGCGCAAGAAAGGTTATAACACTCCAGAGCAACGCGCAAAAGATCAACAAAGATTAGATGCTCTTGATGCTGAGCGCAAGACGCTAGAGGCTGAAAAAGCTAGATTAGAAACTTTGGCAGAACCATTTACCAACCAAGGTAAAGATGCGCCAGCAGACATATTAGATCAATGGAATATGACGGCTAATCGCCTAAATAATCTCCAGCGTGAATATGCACCAATAGCAAACCAATTAGCTACTGGTGGCTCAACCGTACCAGACGCCCCATTTAAAACCACATGGCATGAGCTAGCTCTCAAGCGCGCTATCCAAGTGGCCGCTGAGGGTGGCTATGACCGCATAGCGTTTACGACTGGCAAGACTCAGGCAGAGCGTTATGACTTGAGCAAGCAGATTGGCCAGATTAATGCTCGACCAACTCCAGATGGAAAAATAAGTTTAGAGGCTTTAACTCCAGATATGGGCGAACAAGTAATTCAAAGGGTTGTAATGGCTGATGAATTGGATGACATTGTTGGCAAGGAAATTGCGGATAAGATTAGGACTCAGATTGAATACCCCAAAAATTTTGATGACCGCGGCAAATCTGTAGAGCTTTCTGGTCTCGACCTTAAAGTTGGCGGCGAAGGAATGAAAGGCTTTTACGACCAAATCCTACCTAAGTTTTTAGACAAATACGCTAAGAAGTGGGATGCTAAAGTTGGCATGACTGACATACAGGCTGGCACTACTGCTAATAAATCTTTTACAGAAGCTCTTAATAAATCAGAGTTTGCTAATGAATATAAAACTGCGTCAGACAAGAGAAAGTCTGAGATTGTTGACATTATTACAGAACGCATGAAAAAAGAAAATGTTGCAGTCCAATATATTGACATTACCCCTAAAATGAAAGAATCTGTTTTAACTAAAGGACAACCGTTATTTGCTATTGGCGCTGGCGGTGCGGCGGTGCAACAAGAGGAGAATGAGTAATGGCATTTAAACCATTAACCGAAAGATTGGATGAGTTATCCTCTGCTGAGCAAGAGGTAGAGCAAGTTGCGCCACCAGAGGTACAGCTAGACCAGCTTATACCGCTAGAGAATAATGGCCAAGAGTTTGAGCCAACTTTAGTAGCTGGCCCTCTTAAATTTGTAGAGGCAATTAAGAAAGCGCCTAAGCGTACCGAGAAACCCATGATCTCGCCAAAGGCAGACATGGAAAAAGTAGGGCCATATCAGGTTATCCGTGAGGATGCTGGTAAAGCTCAGCAAGTATTAGAGACTGCGCCTACCGCACCCGTAGCTGGCAAGCCACCAGAGACCACATTTAACCTAGATATGATTACTGGGGATGATGGCTTTAAACAGTATATAGACGCTACAGCACGAGTTTACGGTGCAGATAAGATAGAGCGTGTCAGCTATAAAGAAATCGCCGCTAAGGCCGCAGAAGAGGGCTACGATGAGGCTTTCTTAAATACCATCCTAGACCCATCCAGAGTAACTGAGGCCAATGCGGCTAATGCCTATAAGATGATGCTTGCTTTAGTTGATGCTAATAAACGGGCATTTGATTTGGGTGAGCAAGTTAAGGCCGCTCAAGCTAGCGGCACTTTAACCGATGAACTCGGTAGCGAATTTAGACAGGCCATTAGCCTGGCTGGTAACTTATCCCTAGCCATCAAAGGCCGTCAGGTTGATATTGCTAGAACCCTTGGTATTTTCTCTCAGGCTCGCTCTTCAACCATAGAGCGTGGCGCTCAGTTGCAAGCCATTATGAATGAGGCTGGCGGGATTACATCTGTGTTTGATCTGGCCAATAAGTACACAGCTCTTGGCAATCCTAGCGCACGTGCAAGGCTAGCCGAGAAGGCTATTGGTAGCTCAGTTACCGATATGTGGATGTCAACCTGGATTAACGGTTTGCTATCTAGCCCAGTAACCCACGCCAAGAATATTGCTGGCAATATGTTCTTTGGTGGGCTACAGATTCCAGAGCGGATGCTTGCGTCTGCGATTGGTAAGGGTCGCAACTTCATGTTTAAAGGTGGAGAGCAAGCCATTTCTGGGGATGAGCTGTATGCTCAGGCTATGGGATTCCTACAAGGCATCCGCGAGGGTGGAGAGATTGCTGGTACTGCGTTTATTAAGAATCAACCTACAGACCCATTCCAAAAGATCGAGGCAACCAGAGCTGGCCGTGGCGAGTTCGATGTTGACTTTGGTGATAGCGATGCTGGCAAAGCCATGTCTAATGCTCTGCGTTACTGGGGTTCGTTTGTAACGATTCCTGGCCGCGCCCTAATGGCTGAGGATGAGTTCTTTAAGGCTGTTGGCTACCGCATGGAATTAAACGCTCTAGCTACCCGCGAAGGTAGCAAGATGTATAAGAGCATGATTGACTCTGGCATTGATGCTGATAGTGCGGCGCAACAATCCTCTGATTTGGTGGCTAGTTTGCTAGCTAATCCAACTCCAGATATTGAAGAGGCGGCTAAGAGTGCGGCTAGAGTAGTTACGTTTACTAAGGAATTAGAGCCAGCTTTACAGGGAATCCAGAGAGCCGCTCAGAATCCTTTGATTAAGATGTTTGTGCCATTCGTCAGGACTCCAACCAACATTACCCTAGAGGCGATGGCTCGGACTCCAGGCTTAAACTTTGCTAGCCCACGGTTCTGGGGAGACTTTAATGCTGGCGGAATTAAGCGCGATCAGGCTTTAGCCCGTGTTACTTTGGGTAGCGCTTTGATCTACTCAGTATCAGCTGGCGTATTTGAAGGTCGAGTAACTGGCTATGGCCCAATGCGGATGGAAGACAAGAAAGCCCTAGAGGGTACAGGCTGGCAACCATTCTCTTTCGTCTTTGATGCTAAAGATGTTGACCCAGATTTGTTAGCTCGCTTTGAACAGCTGACTACGGTTAGCCGTGGCCCAGATAAGATTTACGTATCCTATGCTGGCCTAGAGCCAATCGGTACTTTGCTCGGTATTGGCGCAACCTCTGGCGAATACGCCCAGATGACCCCAGGCGGTGAGGATTTGGATAAGATGATGATGGGCGGCTCGCTTGGTGTGTACCAATATCTTGGCGATACCCCTATGCTGTCTGGCTTTAGCGACATTATGAAGGTCTTTACCTCTGGCGCTAAGGATGCGCCTACCATGTTCTATGACCTGATTAGCAAGGTTTCTCGCCAGATGTCTGAGGTGTTTATTGGCGGCTCGCCATTGGGCGCGCACAGCTCTTTGGTTGCTACGGTTGAGCGGATTGTCGATCCAAGTAGATCAAACGTAATGCCGTCTGAGGCTACCTTTAAGGCTGGCACCCTAGAGCCAGCGGTTCGTGGGTTCTATGAGGCTGTCAACTATTACAAGTCTCGTAACCCATTGACCTCAGATAGCCTACCCCGCTCACTAGACCCAATTACGGGCGAGGTTGAGACGGTCGGCAAGGGCAAGCTGTATGAGGCCTTTAGCCCATTTAAGGTATCAGATGGTAAATACAATCAGGCTAAGGCTGTATTAGTAGCTTATGGCGTACCGATGTATATTCCACCTAAGAGCTTTGACGGTATCCAGTTGTCAGCCCAGCAATACAACCGCTGGATTGAACTGGCCACCAAGGATGGGGTATTGGCTGAAAGGATCGCCCAGTTGGGTGAATCTCCAGCTTTACAGAGTTTAGCTGGCAACGACTTAGGTAAGGCTCAAGCCATTATCAGTAAAGAGATATCGGACTCATACTCCAATGCTAAGCAGATGCTCATTGCAGAAGACCCAGATTTATTCGATATGGTCAAAGAGGCTGACGAATATAAACGGGATTATGGTAAGTACAAACGCTAGATTTTTTATGGTAAATCAATTAGATTTGGGAAGAACAAGGAACTAATATGGCCGATTACGCAATATCCAACGTACCCCGTAGAGTGGTTTATGCCAATACTGGCGTAGGCCCTTATGCCTTTACGTTTGAAGTCTTAGTAGCTACCGATATCGCTGTATATCGTGGTAGCACTTTGCTAACTCTAACCACAGATTATACGGTTTCAATTAATACGAATGGTACTGGATCAGTTACCCTGGTAACAGCTGGTACTGGCAACATTACGATTGTGGGTGCTAGAGCAATTCAACGCACTAGCGACTATACGACAGGCGGGGATTTGTTCGCAAGCACCCTCAATACTGACCTAGATAGCCAGACGATCTACGCTCAGCAAGTTGCTGAGACCGCAGAGCGCGCATTGAAAGCGCCAGTCGTTGATCCGACCGATATCAACATGACCTTGCCAGCCAAAGCAACTCGCGCTGGTACGGTATTGGCTTTTGATTCCCCATCTGGTAATCCCGTTGCTGGCCCATCGATTGCATCTGTTGGTACCGTTTTGGGGAATATTGCGAATATTAATACGGTAGCCACCAATATTGCTAGCGTTAATACTGTAGCTACAAATATTACTAACGTTAATACAGTTGCTGGAATTAGCGGTAATGTAACCACGGTTGCTGGAATCAGCGCAAACGTAACGAGCGTAGCTGGTAACGCAACCAATATCAATACGGTAGCTGGCTCGATTGCTAACGTTAATACGACTGCAACCAATATCGCTAGCGTTAATACTGTAGCTGGTGAATTAGGTGCTGGCCAAGACGTAACCGTAGTAGCCGCTGATTTAACTGGTGATGATGATATCGGTACTGTGGCTGGATCGATTGCTGATATTAATATTCTTGCTCCTATTGCCGCAGATATCTCTACGGTGGCTGGGATTGACTCAGATGTTACTGCGGTAGCCGCAGATGCTACTGATATTGGTACGGTTGCTAGCAACATTACAAACGTCAATACAGTTGCTGGAATTGATACCGAAATAACTACGGTAGCTGGCATAGATACTGAGGTAACTACTGTAGCTGGCATAGATACCGAGGTAACTACGGTTTCTGGCATAGCGGCTAACGTAACGACTGTGGCTGGCATTAGTTCAAACGTTACTACTGTGGCTGGTATCAGTTCTGATGTAACAACTGTAGCTACAAATGTTGCTGATATTACCAATTACTCTGACACCTACCTTGGTGCTAAGACAACTGATCCAACTGTTAGAAATGACAGCTCTGCTCTCCAAGCTGGTGATTTGTACTTTAATACTGCTGATGATGTAATGAAGGTATATAGCGGTAGCGCATGGCAAGCCGCTTATGTTTCTTTGTCTGGTGCGCTGATTGCTGTTAATAATCTTTCTGACTTAACTAACACATCTGCGGCTAGACAGAATCTTGATTTAGAAATTGGCGTAGATGTACAGGCTTACGATGCTCAATTAACCGATGTTGCTGGGTTATCACCATCTGACAATAATTTTATTGTTGGAAACGGAACTAATTTTGTTACCGAATCTGGCTCAACGGCTCGTTCTAGTTTAGGATTGGGTACGATTGCTACGCAAGATTCAAACAATGTTACGATTACTGGTGGTTCTGTATCTGGAATCACAGACTTGGCTGTAGCCGATGGTGGTACTGGAGCGTCTGATGCCTCTGGAGCCAGAACTAATTTGGGTCTTGCTATTGGCACAAACGTACAAGCCTACTCAGCGGAGCTACAAGGTGCTACTCAAGGTGGTATTTATGGCATGAAGAACCGCATCATCAATGGTGCGATGGTGATTGACCAGCGTAATGCTGGTGCGGCAGTGACTGCTTCAGGTGCGTTTCCTGTTGATAGGTTTTTTGTTCAAAATTCAACAGACGGTGCTTTTTCAGCACAGCAAGATTCTTCTACTCCAGTTGGCTTTGTTAATTCATTAAAATTTACAACAACAACAGCAGATGGTTCACTGGCGGCAACTCAATTTAGTCGTGCTGTGCAAAGAATTGAAGGCTTTAATTGTGCAGACTTAAATTGGGGAACTGCTAACGCAAAAACTGTTACTTTGTCTTTTTGGGTTCGTTCTTCATTAACTGGCACTTTTGGCGGTGCTTTATCAAACTCAGCATTTAATCGTTCTTACCCATTTACCTACACAATTTCAGTCGCTGACACATGGGAACAAAAATCAGTAACAATTGCTGGTGATACAACAGGAACTTGGCTTACCACAACTGGAATTGGGATTGAAGTAAATTTTGGTCTTGGTGTTGGAACTACTTATAGCGGAACTGCTGGAGCATGGGCTGGTGCTGGGTATCTTTCAGCTACAGGCGCAACATCCGTAGTCGGCACAAACGGAGCAACTTTCTACATCACAGGAGTTCAGCTAGAGGTAGGCTCTACAGCTACTAGCTTTGATTACAGACCTTATGGAACTGAATTAGCTTTGTGTCAGAGGTATTATTACAAAATTGCAGAGGGTGGTTCTGCTTATACTCAATTTGGTGCTGGTCGAGCATTTAGTGGAACAGAAGGTAATGGAATAGTCCCATTCCCTGTGCCAATGCGTTCTGCTCCAACCTTTGCTTATTTAGGTGCGGTAGGTGATTATGACTTTAGCCCAACTGCAATTACTGGTGGTGCTGTGCCAGCATCTAATACGCACATGACTGTTGGTATGACTTTTTCATCTATTACTAGCGGTTCAATGTTTTGGTTAGGTGCTAATGCTGGAGCAAGTGGCCCTGCTGGATTTACTTTTAGTGCGGAGTTATAAATGTATAAAGTATCTATTGATTCTCGAAATAATACAGTCAATGGTATTTCTAGGCTTGATGACAACGCTTGGATTCCACTTGACCCAGCAAACACCGACTATCAAACCTTTAAAAAAGAAGTATTAGCTGGTGCAGAACTGCAAGATGCCGATGGGAATGTGATGACACAAGAACAGGCAGACGATTTTATTAAGGAGCTTCCATAATGTTTATCATTGATTGGGTCATGGATAAATTTGGCTTTGTGCAAAAAGCTAGCATTGAGTTTCCGATTGCTAAGCCAGTAGCCAAGAAACCAGTTAAGAAAACTGTACGTAAAAACGTACGTAAAACTGTACAAAAGAAAGGATAGGGTCGTGGCACAGCTTAGCGAAAAAGAGATCGAAGAGATTGTCGAAAAGGTTACTGAACGGGTAATCGAGAAGGTCTATACCAATGTCGGCAAGTCTGTAGTGCAAAAGATATTCTGGATTGTGGGTATCGCGGCTATCTCTTTGGTAACTTTCTTTGCTGGGCTTGGCCACATTAAGATCGGATCGTAATGAAAATATTTATAGCCGTTTTATTCTTTTGCCAGAATGGTGATTGCGCTTTCTGGAAGGGAACCGATGTGCATTATTCTTTAGAGAGCTGTGCTAAGGCTTTAGAGATTGTTACAGAGGCGGCTAAAGGTATGCCAGTTGCGGTCGGCACTTGCTTGCCAGTAACCTTAGATCAAAGAGTTAAGGGATAGTATGTTTCCATTAGCCGCTTTATTCGAGATCGGTAATAAGTTAATTGACAAACTTATTCCAGACCCAGAGGCTAAAGCCAAAGCTCAGCAAGAGCTAATTAAGCTACAGCAAGAGGGTCGGTTAGCTGAACTCAATGCCGATAACATTGAGGCCCAGGAGCTGACCAAGCGGCAACAGGCCGATATGGCTAGCGACTCCTGGCTATCTAAAAATATACGGCCAATGACTTTAATCGCTATTCTCGGCGGTTACTTTATCTTTGCTAGTCTCTCGGCTGGCGGGGTTGAAATCAAAGAGGCTTATGTTAAATTACTGGGTGAGTGGGGTATGCTTATCATGTCATTTTACTTTGGTGGGCGTACACTAGAGAAAATTATTGACATGAAAAACAAGAGATGATTACCTCAGAATTACTAGCCCAGATGGGTATCAATCCATCTTGGTTAGCGCCGTTACATGAAACGTTTGAGCGGTACGCAATCAACAATCCCAACAGGGTTGCTGGCTTTCTTGGCCAGACCGCGCATGAATCAGCAAACTACAAAACACTTCAAGAGAATCTAAACTACTCGGCCAATGGTTTGATAACCGTATGGCCAGTACGCTTTCCCAACTTTGAGACCGCTGAGGAGTATGCCCGTCAGCCTGAGCGCATAGCTAACAAGGCCTATGCAAACCGTATGGGTAACGGCGATGAGGATTCTGGAGACGGCTGGCGGTACCGTGGGCGCGGCATTATCCAGATCACAGGGCGCGAGAACTATGAAAAGCTATCGGATTCGATTGGTCAAAATTTTTTAGGAGAGCCCGACCTTTTACTTGAGCCACGCTGGGCGGCCATGTCGGCTGGGTGGTTCTGGGATACGCGTAGGCTCAATGCCCTATGCGATAAGAAAGACTGGTTAAATCTGACGCAGAGAATTAATGGCGGTCTGCATGGTATCAATGACAGAACCGCCAAGATTAAAAAAGCCCTAGCTCTCCTGGGCGATACCGTCTAATACCTTTTTCCGATTCTGCTTTGCGCTGGTCATAATAACCATTTGCATAGGGTTAAGCATCTCAATCGTGGTCTTATTGAGCGAGTTAAACTCCAACAATTTCTTTTGTTTATCAGCCAGAGCTAACTTAGAGTTGGCTACCTTGTCAGCGACCGTGTTGTATTGAGTAATAAACTCCTCAATGTTTTTACATTCGATGGCATCTTTCCCTGGAATCTGGAGCCTAACTGAGCCTGGGGTCGGAAGTGTTGTTTTTTTACCACTATCAGGGATGTCCTCTTTAATCGTCTCCAGATCAACTTTCTGGGTAGGCATAGCCGTAGGTACTGGCGGTACCTTTGGAATCGAATCTAGCGGGTTTCTGACAGTCCTAGAGGCCGCATTGCCATCGTCATCCTCTGGAGCTATCCCACAGGCCGCCATGAGGCTATAGCGGCGAGCATAGGTCAGAGCCGAGCCGTACCCTTGCGGGTCTTGCTTGCTGGCTGGCACGTGCAAAATGCCACAGGATAGGGTCTCGCCCGTCTCATGTATCAACATTGTTTCTACATTGACCCCATCGCTAGACTCATGGCACTTCTGTACCAGAGCGATACCGTTATTGTTGAGCGCATCGATCACAGCCTCTACGCACGCTGATAGATCAGCATAGCGGCTACGAAAATGCGGGTTAGTGGATGTCTTTAGTGCTGGCCCGAACTCACGCTGGGCTTTGACTAATGCAGTTGAGATAGCTTTCATTTTTTACCCCCAATTATTGAAATAATTTTCCAAAGTATTTCGTTTTCTCTTCTGCAAGCATTTTTTTCATTTACAACTTCTTCAAAATTGTCATCGCTTTGGGCCATTTCATCTTTGTAATAGTCCAAATCCCATTCAAGAGATTTAATTTTTTTGTTGGCCTCAAGAATATTGTTTAAATATTCCTTACAGTCTGGGCATTTTGTTGGCTTTGCTTTCATCTTAATTCCTTAATCGTTAGGGTTGATTGCCGAATCGTATAAGCCTCTTTGGCTGGCACGATCTTGGCTGGTTGAGCTTTGTAGCTACGCTCTGGCCACGATATCTGGTAGTTACCAGCAATCGCGTACACATGGCTACGCATAAGGCTCATTATTTCAGTCTGAATCTTTTGGTTTTCCTCTTCAAGTTTTGAAATTTTTTGCTTGTTTTCTATTAACAATTTTGTTAACTCCGAACCATAATCATCCAGCTTTACTGGCTCATCGATTGAGCCATGTGGGTACGTTTTAGTCGCGTCTTTTGTAGAAATTGGTTCATAAAAGTCGCAAACCCCAGTATTTTTGTACCGATCTAGCTTATCTTGAAACTCTTTACTGACTCTTTCGATCAGCTCTAGCGTCTCTTGATGCGGCGCAAATAGGAATATCCGTAGCTCGGTGCCGCGGTAAAGCGTGCAGAGCGCGCCCCATTTGGCTTTGAATATGCTCATCTGCGCCTGGAGCTGGATGGGGCCACGATACAGCGGCGGCATATCCTCTGGCTCCATGCTGGTTAGCTTAGCCTCTAGGATGCCCGTGCCTTCCAGTACTATGCTCTTCTGGCCGACCACATAAATCCCCTTCTCTAGGTCAGTTGTAATCTCTTGCATTACACCAGTTGCGGTGCCATCCAACGAGCATGAGAGCGGCCATTTGTCGTGAAAATAGGGCTTGTCATGCTCAATGTCTAGCTGTACGCATCCTAGACGGTTAGCGGATTCCATGAGGATTGTTGGCTCTAGTTTGTTACCCCAGTCCATAGACTCGTTACTGATATCCTCTGGCGCTTTGCCATTGATGGCATCGATAGAGGCCTGTAGCTCATCGTTTGGACTGCGGTACTTGCTCATCCCACAAACCGCTGGTAAGCGGCTTGCAGAGAGCATATCGTTTGGCGTTACCTTGCCGACCATTTAAATCTCCAGTTCTGTTTTAGTTTCAAATAAGGCTGAGAGGCTAATCGCGTAGCGAGCCACCTCGGCCGCATAGTCGCTGGCTACTTGATAGTTGCCAGATTGAGCGGCCTTGTGGGTCTCTTGCATGAGGCGATTAATCCTAAGTAGATACTCGGAATAATCGATCATTTGCGGCCTCGCTTTGCGGCGCGTGGCGTGCTGACCAGCCAATACCGTTTCCATTTGCGACGGCTCATCGGATCAACCTCGTACACATCGTGAATCAGCCAGCCGTTACTACGCAATTCGTGGATGTACTTGGCTAGCCTGGTGATGCCATATTTAGCGATGGCATCCCAGCTTGTAATCCCTTTGCGTTTCTTTTCCAGATGCTCAATGATTTGATCGCGTTGAGTGCTGTAGCTCATTTTGCGTTCTCCTCATTGATGGCTTGTAGGTTGCGATAGGTTGACCACTTCTCTTGAATCATTAGATTCTCTGATGGTGGGATCCAGCCAGTCTTTCTAAACGTACTCATTACGTCTGTTTTCTCAGAACGTATATACGGGTGGTATATATCTTTGGTAATCATAATTAGCACCCCAAAGGTTTAAATGGGCCTTGCGTACCTACATCCCAACAGCACATACCGCCGCGGCCGTCTGGCTGGCATTTGACCTGAGCTGATACTGATCCGATAAAACCGATGGTTAAAACTGCGATGATGATTGCTTTCATATTGGCTCCTTTAAGCAAATAGCACGATTAAGATAAAAGCGATCATAGCTACCGTGCCAATAACTTTGTCGCTGGTTGAGTCTTCTTGCGTGTACAGATTCTTACTGCTGGTGTATTTAAATCGGTCAAAGAATTTCATTTTTGGTTTCTCCTTTTGATGCTGTTAACAAATCGTTCGGCCATGCGCTCGCGGCGCTTGCGTTGCCAGCGGATATAAAACTGACTGTTACTGATTTGCATCCAGGCTATGAATCCAAATAAGCCTAAGATGACTAACGTACCTACAGAAAAAACCACGATGATTACTGCATTGATAAGGTCTGGCATTTCATTCTCCTCATAAGTTTGCCCACCTGGGCTGGATGCCAATGGTCGTAGCCGTTGGCGGTCTTAACACCGCGAACCTCAAGCTCACGGGCTATCTCACGCAAGTTGGTGCCAACACGCGCTACGATATCGTTTACAACTGGTGTTACCTTCTGGGTAAATTGGTTACCTTTTGCAACCAAGGCCTCTGCGCCACGCTTAGAGCCGAGTAAAGGGTTAGGGCTACCGAGTTTTACGCCACGCTCTTTGGCGGCCTGTAAAGCGGCTTTGGTGCGCTCTGAAATCTTACGGGCTTCCCATTCAGCAAACACAGCGGCCATCTGTAGGAATGTGCGGTCAGCCTCTGGCATATCTGCGGCTACGAACTGCACGCCAGACTCTAAAAGGCCAGAGATAAAGTGAACGTTACGAGCAAGACGGTCTAGCTTTGCAATAACCAATGTGGCTTTCTTAGCCTTGGCTAGTGCTAGAGCTTGCGCGAGCTGTGGGCGGTCAGACTTGCGGCCTGACTCAACCTCTGTGAACTCTGCGATCAGCTCTTTACCAGCTGTAAAGTTCTGTACCGCAGAACGTTGGGCCTCAAGGCCAAGGCCTGACTGGCCTTGACGTTGAGTGGATACGCGATAGTAGGCTACGTACATGATTAAAACTTGCTACGTGTTGGGTTTGTATTCCAGATGGCGCGCTCTGCGGCTTTCCAGCTGGTGTTGCCTACCTCTACACGCTTGCCAGTTCTTGAATGAAGGTGCATCTCTTCTACACCATCATTAAATGTAACCAATGTGGCTACGTGGCCCGTATCCATTCTTAAATATTCTTCTTTGAACTCTGGGCTTACTACTGTTTCAATGCTTAGAACTTTCATATTAACTCCTGTTTCTCGGTGGTTAAAGCGATATCGCTTAGGTATGACTTTATCACAGTCAATACCCATGTCAAGCACAATATGTTGTGTTTTTATAGGTGTTTACCCTAATATTGACCCCAATATGTTGTGTTGCTGTATGATAGCGATATCTAAAGGAGAACAAAAGATGTCAGAACTAAAACCATTCTTGGTACGCTTGCGGCCACACGTCAAAACCCTTTTAGAACAAGCCTCGCAAGCTCAAAAAAAGTCCATTGCGGCCATCATTAATGACGAACTAGAGGAGTCTTTATCAAGCCATGCTGACCTGGATGCCAGACTGAGCAAGCTCATAGGATGATCCAGTTCGTGCTACCTTGGCCGCCATCGGTCAATACGTATTACAGACGCGGCGCTCATGCGACCTATATGAGCAAGGCTGGGCGCAAGTTCAAGACCGATGTGGCCGATATTGTTTCTCAAAGTAAACAAAGTAAGGTGGGCGCGGCCAGAATACGAATCAATATGGTTGTCTGGCCAAGAGATCGGCGCAAGTTCGACCTGGATAACCGTATTAAAAGCGTACTCGATAGCTTACAGGATGCTGGGGTATTTGATGACGATGAGCAGATCGATGAGATCAATGTCGCAAGAGGCAATAAGATCGTCTCTGGCGGCTGTGTACACGTGTTAATTGAGGAGATTGTATGAAAGTATTTGTAGTGGTTGAGATTGATGATAAATACCGCACGATTAATCGCGGGATTTACAACTCGAAAGAGCGTGCTGAGCAAGCCATTGCGGCCTTGCAAGCTAATACCAAGAACGGTTATTACTACATTGAAGAGGATGAAGTTCAAGCATGAGCCATGAGAACGACCTTTACACAAAGGCTGTAAAGGCTGATTCATCGATTACTGGCAAACGGTTCTGTACGAACTGTCAGATGGGTAAAGATTATCGGAATGGAGCATGGCTAATCAGCGCAAACAAAAGACAGAGGCGGTGGATGTGCAAGGAGTGTTACGAGAGAAAACAGCAACGGGAGAGCAAGTAATCCATGTATTACGACCCTCATGTTTCGCTTGCGGTAAGGTTCACGGACACGCCAGGCTGGTTCGTTTGCCGAATGGCCGAACGGTCGGAAACTACTCGGATGAATATCGCGTGTACTGCGAGGCCAAATGGGTGTTTAGAAAGTACCGATCCAAGCGTACCCGACAGCTGTACCTACAAGAAGTGGCAAAGATGCGTGGCCAAGCTGGCTATGACAAGCTCTACAACGCCATGTTAGACGTGTGGAAACTGGAGAAACAAAAGTGATTTGTGCAAGTACAGAATGTGATAGCGGTGATATTAAAGTGATTGATTCTAGGCCACATGAAAGCAAGAACTGGGTCAGGAGACGCAGAAAATGTATGGTCTGCGGCATGAGGTGGAATACCATTGAATTGGGGGAATTTGAGCTGGATGACAACTGGACTGATGGGAATGGAATCGAAGATTAAGTATTGCATTTCGTCAAGCTATGGCAATGACAGTATTGCTTTGATCCAGCTTGCTTACGAGCTAAAGCTAGAGGATGTAACTGTGGCCTACTGTGATACTGGTTGGGCATCAAGCGAATGGCCAGCTCGCGTAGCAATGGCTGAGGAATGGGTTAAATCACTTGGATTTAATACCCACAGGATTGTCCCAAATGTACAGTTTGAGGAGCTGATGAAGTTTAAAAAGGGATTCCCAAATCAGCGCTATCAATGGTGTAGTGCAATGCTAAAGATTATTCCATTTCTTAACTGGCTTGATGATGTAGATCAAGATTTAAAGACAACTGTAATGCTTGGCGTTAGACGTGCTGAGAGCCAGGAGCGCAAGAACACGCCAAATCGCATTGAAAAGAGCGAGAGACATGGCGGCCGAGATGTATGGTTTCCGTTGGCTAGCTTTACTGATGAGCAACGCAATGAGCTGTTAGGCCGAGCTGGCTTTGATGTGTTGCCGCATCGATCAATGGAGTGTGCGCCATGTATCAATGCAAACCGTACTGATTTAAGATTATTGAAAGAGGTAGATATCGCTAAGGTTGAGGCCCTTGAAAGTGCTGTTGGCAAGACTATGTTTAGGCCAAAGCGACACGCTGGCGCAATGGGAATCAGGCAAGTCATTCAATGGGCTAATGCTGAAAGAGGTCAATACGATGCAAGGCAAAGTAGTTTATTTAACTGTGATTCTGGGATGTGTGGATCGTGATAGTTTACAAACCGAATAGTTTTGGATTAGACTGTGGGCGCGGAGCCATAACCCAGCTCTCTGGAATGGAGCATCACCAGACCAGGATAAACGCTACTGAATCAGAGGGGATGACCAGCGAACAGCTCGGAACCAGCACTCTGAGGGCAATCAGTCCTAAGAAGAGCGATAAACGATGGATGCTCTCTTTAAAAGAGATATCTCGCTATATAAGCGGGTGAGGTTCTATTCATGGAATTTATCATCCCTAAAAAACCTAAAGTTAAGTTAAAGCCAAAGCCACCAGACCGAAGGCAAATAGCGGTGGTGCCATTACGAGCGATTATGGATAAGAGCCTGAGCCTGGGGGCGCTGAGAGTTCTGTGTATGGTTTGTGCCTATGCGAATCGAAGTGGCATCACATGGGTTGGGCAACAGAGACTGGCGCAAGACCTGAGTGTTAGTAGAAAGACGATTACTAGCCAGATGACGCAACTCAGGACTAAGGGATACATTGACAGGCTACGCAAGGGCGCCAAAGAGAGCCACACATCCACCATGAGAATTGTTTATGACAAAGATATCGCGTTGGAAGATGTGCTGGCGATGACGAGCGAAGATGACCGCAGTCCTAGGATGATTTTAGAAGAGGAGAGAAAGATGACCGAGAAAGCCACTAAATCAACGCGTAAGCCACGAACGAAGGCAAGGGAATACCTAGATAGCCAAGAGGCAAATGAAAGCAATAGTAGAGCTGTATCAGCTTATAACAGCAAGTTTGAGAGTGTGTTGGTCTTATATAGGAAAATATATAAAGAAGAAAAGGTAATGAATGAGTTGGATATGAAGGCTATCGAGTTGGCAGAATCGATAGGTTTATCCAATCAGGAGTTCGCAACTGGCCTGGAGCTGTGGTTGAACGCCAGACCTGAGCGGCCAGACTCCATCATTGACTACGCAAGAGGGTTGTAACGGTATCAAACGGTGGTATGGAATAGGGCAAGTCGAGGGTGTGGTGCCAAAGCAGAAAGCACAATGCCCTCGGAGTTGGCTGGGATGGGTGGGAAAATGAGGCGGCATACCTTCCCCCCCACCCTTGCCACATGGGGCGGGGTGTATCACACAATTTTTCGCTGGTTTTTTAAAAGGAGCAAGCATGGAAGAGCAAGAGAAGTTAAAACGAGAGTTGCATAGCTGTAGCCTGAGTCTCTTGAGACAAGGGTTTTCCCTACACTCGATTATTCACGCAATGATCGTAGAATCAGAACGGTTGTCGGATTCCGCTAACGTGGTTGACGCAATCGAAGACAGTAAATTTAAACCTTGAAGGATAGATAAAAATGAAATATGAAATGAAAGAAGGCAGTTTTAGCTTATTTGTAAATGATAAAAAGCGTGATGAGAAAGATGCAGATTGGTCTGGCACCATCAAGCTAGCCGATGGGGTGGAGTATTGGTTTAATGGCTATGCCAAAGTAACCAAGACTGGCCGTAACTACATCTCTGGCAAGATCGGCAAACCAAAGCAACAGGGTTTTACGCCACGGGGTAACGATGAAATGCCTCGCGATGGGGATGTACCCTTCTGATGCCTAAAGTCAAAGCACAGATATCGAGCCAGATTCCATCCCTACAGAACTGGGGTGGGATTCGCTCGATCCAGAAGAGGTTAGAGCGTAGTGCGACTATTGCAGAGAACCGTGAGGCGGTAGCCTACAGTCTGCTTTGCATGGCCAATACTAAGATTACTGACATTATGGAGTGGGATGAGGATGGCAAGATTCAAGTAAAAGCCAGTAAAGACATTCCAGAACACGCCCTACAAGCCATCAAGAGTATTAAAGTTAATAAGGATGGTAATTTAGAGTTAGAGCTGTACGATAAGGTTGGCGTATTGAGATTACTGGCTAAGGCTAGTGGACTTTTAGATAACCCAGAGGATTCTGATAAACCGTCTGTGATTGGAATCAACATTAAGGCCCCAGACGTAACCGATGTGGAGATACCATGATTGAGCTATTAGTTGCATATCTGCTATACGAGGGTGGCGCTGGAGCGGAGTGGTGGCTACTGTTTGCCGTTTTGTTTGCTTTTAAAGTAAATCATATTTATAAAAATATGAAACGAGAGCAAGAAGAACAGTTGCTCATTAAAAAGATTATTAATGCCGAAGTTGTCAGCAAAGATATCTCTTCAAATCATTAAGTGGGCTGGTACCGCTCTTTGCCTGGTCGGCATAGCGCTGACCAGTTTTAATATTTATCCGCTCAATATCTTTCTATCTTTGGTTGGCTCTGGTCTTTGGACTGTGGCCGCAATACAACAGAAAGACGCGCCATTATTTTTGGTTGAGCTAGTAGCTGTGGTACTGTACTGCATGGGGGTAATGGCATGGATGGGATGACACCAGTAGTAATTGTGGATTGTGGGGCTAGCTACCGCGATACTTGCGAGAAGTGCGGCAAGCCGCTAGAGATTGACCAGGTTCATCAATGCTTTAATTACCTCGATGCTGTAAATGAATTTGAAGCCAGGTATAACGCTAGTAAAGGCCGCTCTGGAGTAGTCTGGGCTGGAGATTAGTTTTATTTTTATATAACTTTTAAGTTGTAATAATGGATATTAAAGTAACTTTTAAGTAGCATTAACCCACTTAAAGTAACATTTATGAGCCATTAAGTTCTAACGTGAGGAACAAATGATAATTAAATCTGAGTTTTGGCATATCTTACAAAAGCACATTGCCCTTAGAAAGGGTAAAAATGTGCAATAAATCCTACATTTTTTTATTCTTGCTAGGGTTTCATGTAACGGCTAGCGCCCAAACAAATATCTACAAGGGCGCGCTGAATCTACCAGCTGGCTACTCTGTACAGATCGGCAATACGGTTCTCTACTCGGATGCTTTAAATCTCCCTTTGGCCTACGAGCAGAAAATCGGCAGTACGTCTATTTACTCTGACGCTCTAAATCTACCGTTAGGAGCTAAGGTACAGGCGGGGCCTGAGCCGTATTTGCCGCCCACTAAAACCAATTTCTATACGATCTATGACGAACGATGAATGTATGGTTTTTGCGTTAGTCGTAGTAACGCTTTGGACTTTAGCTCTCTGGCTATTGATAGATTAAGTCTTATATAAGATATAAGAGTGTGGGCTGTTTAGGGAAAGAAGCCAGCAAAACCTAAACCTGGCACGTGAAACCAGTTGCCCACAAATTGATTATAGCTCTAATGGGTCGAACGATCCAAACTCTACAGCGATCATTTTGGCTCTGGCTCTGAACTTAGCATCGTGCCGCTCCCACCCAGCTTGACCAGTTTTATTAACTGGCTCAGCCCAGCGCGAGCAATGTATCATTTCATGGGCAATCGTGGCCACGCAAGTTAGATAGTGCGACAAACGCTTTCTTGAGATGGTAATTACGTGCGGAATCTCAGCGGCCTCATCATAGAGGTACGTACCCAATGCGTCATTATCGTTATTTACGATAAAGCGGCACAGCTCCACGGGCGGCATATTCCATTTATTGAATGGGTGCAACTTGCAAAGCGTGATGTATGTATCCTCTAGGAATGTAGCGTTTAATTTCATACCCGATTAATACAACCTCTAAATTCAACCTCACCGTCTCCGCATACTTGTACCAACTCTGGCATCAGTAAACGACCCTCTTCAAAGGATAACAGAGCAAATCCAGAACGCCAGTTGCGGGGGTGGTCTTCCATGTACGCAAACTGAGTAGCGAGCGGATCAGCTAGGGTGCCAGTCTGTACCCCATAACGCGTGCCGTTCATATCTGACCAAGGCTGTACGGCTAATACGTGGGTGTGGCCTGTAATCATATTGACCCCAGATTGGAGCGTGTTATTGTGGCCAGCAGTCCAACCACCCTTCCAGCGGTGCTTAATGCAAGTATCCTCATTAACCCAGTAGGAGTAACATGGTTTCCACATGGGGAAGTGGTCTTTTAGGCTAGTGCCTGGCAATCCTTCTAGGGCTGGAGCGTTATTAACGATGTACCCTTCCATCCGACTGTCATGGTTTCCCAGAGTCCAGATGAGTTCAGCGCCCTTAGCAACCTTTTCAATCTCGCCCATGAAATACTGGCAAGCCTCTAGTTCTTGCTTGACCGTAGGCAGTACGCTCCAATCCAGACGAGGGAACCTTGATACGCTAGCCCCATCGAACATATCGCCATTAGCCACAATAACCTGGGGTTTAAACTCTTTAATAAAAAACAACAAGGCTTTAAAAGCAGTTGTAAAGTTGTCTGGCCAGAAGTGGGCATCTGAGAATACGATTATTTTGCCCTTCTCCATCTCTCGGCCGCGTCTAACATGGCCATCGGTTTGATCTATTTTGGTTAATCTTTCTTTTTTGGGTCTTTCTTTTTTTGCATCTCGTTGAGAGTTGAATGTTTCTAGCTTGATTCCGTGCCTTGTTTCTATTGCGAGTCTGCGATTCATAACCGATCTTGGACTCATTTTGTTGGCAATACCCATTAATTTGGGAGAGCCGTGTTTACTCCATTCCGCTATAAACTGCTCATCTGTAAGATAGTAGCCAGCCATAAAATACCTTTATGTTATAAAAAAGGGTATATCATTATTATTGTGCCGATATTACAATAACTTAGGAAAAAAGCAAGCCATGGCAAGAACTAAGGAAACGTCAGCGAAAGAATTGCCCAAATCTGGGCTAAACCTTGATTTCTCTAAATCCCCAGAGGTTTATCGGTTTCTACAGTCTAACGCATTTGTGCGTGGAATGATGGGGCCAGTAGGCTCTGGTAAGTCGTATGCGTGTGCGGCCGAGATATTTATTCGTGCCATTCAGCAAAAGCCTAGCCCTATCGATGGTATCCGATACACCCGTTTTGTCATTGTACGTAACTCTTATCCAGAACTCAAAACCACTACGATTAAGACCTGGCAAGACCTTTTCCCAGAGAATACCTTTGGGCCAATGCTTTATACCCCACCCATTACCCACCATATCAGGCTACCCGCTAGAGAGGGCGCGGCTGGAATTGACTGCGAGGTGATATTCCTAGCGCTTGACCAGCCGAAAGACGTGCGAAAGCTATTATCCCTAGAGTTAACTGGGGCGTGGGTCAATGAGGCGCGAGAGTTGCCAAAGGCTGTGATTGATGGCTTGACTCACCGAGTTGGGCGATATCCCACTAAACGCGATGGCGGCGCAACCTGGCACGGTATCTGGATGGATACGAACCCCATGGATGACGATCATTGGTGGTATCGCATGGCCGAGAAAGAAAAGATGACTGGGCCATACGCTTGGAAGTTTTTTAAGCAACCTGGCGGGGTCATTGAGGTTAGCCACGATATGTTGCCAGAGAACCCAGAGGCTAATGATTGCATATTTTCAGCTGGCAAATGGTGGCAGTTAAACGATAAGGCTGAAAACGTAGCCAATTTACCGCCTGGCTACTATCAGCAAATGCTCTTAGGTAAAAACCTAGACTGGATTCGCTGTTATGCCGAAGGCAAGTACACCTATGTACAAGAAGGCAAGTCAGTCTGGCCTGAGTACAACGATAACATTATGGCGGTTGACCTAGAGGTTGACCAATCTGTGCCAATCCAAGTAGGCCTAGACTTTGGTTTAACCCCAGCGGCCGTGATTGGCCAGCGTTTGCCTAGTGGTACATGGCAGATATTGGATGAAATCGTAACTTTTGATATGGGGCTTGAGCGCTTTGGCCACCAGCTGTTAGCTGACCTCAACGCTAAATATCCTGGGATGCAAATCTTGGTCTGGGGCGATCCAGCTGGTATGGCTAGAGATGCGATTTATGAGGTAACTGCTTTTGATTTCTTGAAAACGCTAGGCTTGAAAGCTCAGCCAGCGCCATCGAATGACTTTAAAGTTCGCCGTGAGGCGGGTGCCGCGCCCATGCAACGTCTTATTAACGGTAAGCCAGGCCTATTGGTTGACACGAAATGCAAGTTATTGCGCAAGTCTTTGGCTGGTGGCTACCACTTCAAGCGGGTATCGGTCGGCTCTGGCCAAGAAAGATTCCGCGATGCACCAAATAAAAACGAACATTCCCACGTAGGCGATGCTTTTGGCTACTTACTGCTTGGCGGTGGCGAGCATAAGCGTTTGACGCGCCCAGGACAGCCAGCTGGTAAGACATTTGTAGCCCAGACCGTAGCCAATAGCGAGTTTGATATCTTTGCCAGATGAGATACGAAATACCTTTAGCCGCTCTTAATGATGAGATGCACAGGCGCAAAGGGCTTTATTACTTACCATTTGTACCTGACCACTTTGATTTTCTTGACGTAGATCAACCAGAGATAACCGTATTGGCGAAGGGAGACCAGATCAAATACATGATTGCTAGCCAGGCCTCAATGGGAACTGCGGTTACTGCGTTTATCTACAACAGGCCTGTAGCAGTATTTGGTGTAGTACATATTTGGAAGGGTGTTGGCGAGATGTGGAGCCTCTTTGATAATGCCGCACGAAACTACCCGCCTACTATGCTTAGAGGTGGCAGAGTATTTACCGATATCGCTATGAGATATCTCCACTTGCATCGATTACAAATTACTGTTAGAACTGATGACAAAAGAGCCTTGCGATACGCAAGGGCGATTGGGTTTGAGACAGAATCAATTATGAGAATGTTTGGCCCTGACAAGGTTGATTATCTACTTATGACGAGGTTTTGATATGGGTGGTATGTTTGGTGGTGGTGGTGGCCCTGATACAAGCGGTCAGATTCGCGCTCAGCAAGAAGAGAACGCACGTTTAAAACAGCAAGCAGAGGATGAGCGTAGAGACTTAGCCGAACAGCAAGCCGCTCGTACGTCAGCTCGCCGCAGAGGCGGTTCAAGAATGTTGTTATCGGATACTCGATTGGTGCCAGAACAGGGCATCGTTGAGCAAACTTTAGGCTCTAACAAGATGGGGGGTGTGTAATGGGTGGCGCATTTAGAGGGGGCGGTGGAGCTGTTCAAGCAGTCAAAGCAGTAGAAGAAGCAAAACCAGCACCAGCACCAGGAGTTGAAAAGCCAACTCAAGCTCAAGAGCAAGAGGGCGCACGTATGCGTGGCGCTCGCCGCCGTGGCCGTCAACTGTTATCGGATGCTCGCCTCATGGGTGAGATGGGTGCAGAAACTTTGGGCGGGGGATCGAATCTTGGATAAGATGCAGAAAAAAGTACAAAAGGTAATGCGCGAGTACAAAGCTGGCAAATTACATTCTGGCAAAGGCGGCCCCGTAGTTAAATCTCAAAAGCAAGCCGTTGCGATTGCAATGAGCGAGGCTGGAATGGCTAAGAAAAAATGAAAGAAGTCTGGGAAAAAGATCGACCAAAAGATTTAGGCAAGCCAAAGAAACTAACGCCAATGCAAAAGGCCGCGGCCAAAGCAATGGCTAAGAAAGCTGGCAGACCATATCCGAACATGGTTGACAACATGAGAGCGGCTCAAAAATGAAAATTGAAGTTTATCTAAACGGCGATGAGGATAAAGAGGATATGCCTAAAAAGCCATCCGCTTTCCACAAAAAAGTAGCTAAGATGCTGGCCAAACAAAAAGGCCGCTCAAAGCCAAATGAAAAAGATTTAGAAAAGGCTATGGAACTTGACGAGGAAGATGATAGCTAATGGCCATCCTTGTTGAGCGTGAATCGCTTACTACTAAATCCCGCCATGTTTCTCCAAGCTATGTAGATAAAGATAACAATCAATATCTAACTAGCTCAGATAGACCATTCCCAATTATTGATGTAAACCATCTGCGTTTGCATGAGGGGCGCGCATATTATGTATATAAGATGAATCCCAATTCCGATAAATTGGGAACTTCATCAAGCATTGATATTGCGATTGCTTGGCCATCTGGGGTAACCCCTCATGCGGTTATGACTTATCAATGTGGTGGCGAGGCTGAGTTTTATATGTATGAGTCTCCTACAACCAGCGGCGGTACAGCCATGACTATTCATAGGCGTAACCGAAATTTAGTAACGTCAAGCTCTGGCGCGGCAGTATTAGCACCAACAGTAACAGCATTAGGTACAGAGATTTATGCTGAGTTTATTTCTAGCGGTGCTGGTGGTACTGGAGCTGGCGGTGGAGACTTTACATACGAATATGTCTTTAAACCGCTCACAACATATCTGTTTCGTTTGACTAACGTAAATGGTCAAGCGCAAATGGCTGAAATTAGAGTTGAGTGGTACGAATGAAAAAAGAACACAAGAACCCTAAAGGCGGCTTGACCGAAGCTGGCCGTAAATATTTTAAGCGGACAGAGGGAGCCAACCTAAAAGCGCCAGTTAAATCTGGCACTAACCCTAGACGCGTTTCATTTGCCGCTCGATTTGGTGGTATGGCTGGGCCGTTAGTAGATGAGAAGGGCAGACCAACTCGTTTGAAGTTGGCGCTCAAAGCGTGGGGATTTGGTAGTAAAGAAGCGGCTCGCAACTTTGCAAATAGACATAAGAAAGACTGATATGGCTGAAATGATGCGTTTGAAACCAGAAGAGATTTTAAAGCGCCACGATATAGCGTTGCGTAAGAAAGAAGACTTTAGAGACCTATACGATGAGGTCTATGAGTTTGCTTTGCCACAACGTAACCTCTATGACGGTTATTATGATGGCAAGGTTGGCGGCGCTAAGAAGATGAACCGCGTATTTGATGCTACTGCTATCAACTCTACACAGCGCTTTGCCAACCGATTACAGTCTGGCATTTTCCCGCCACAGCGTAAGTGGTGCCGCCTAGAGGCTGGCCCTGATATTCCAGATGACCGTAAGGCTGAGGCTAATGCGGCATTGGATATCTACACCGAGAAAATGTTTGCAACGCTCAAGCAATCTAACTTTGATATTGCGATTGGTGAGTTCTTGCTTGATCTATCTGTTGGCACGGCCGTTATGATGGTTCAGCCTGGTGATGACATTTCGCCAATCAATTACATCCCAGTACCGCAGTTCTTAGTTGCATTTGAAGAGGGCGCGAATGGTCAGGTAGATAACGTTTATCGCCGTATGCGTATTAAGGGTGAGGCCATTATCCAGCAATGGAAAGATGCCAATATTCCAAGCGATCTACAAACTAAGATTGATAACAAGCCTACTGAGGACTTTGAGCTAATCGAGGCTACTGTATTCGATCCTAAGCGTGGCGATTATTGCTACCACGTTATTGCTAAAGATACTAAGCAAGAGATTGTTTATCGCAGACTAAAAAATAGTCCGTGGGTAGTTAGCCGTTACATGAAGGTTGCTGGCGAGATTTATGGCCGTGGCCCATTGATTACAGCTCTCCCAGACATTAAGACATTAAACAAGGTAAAAGAGCTGGTTCTTAAAAATGCTAGCTTGGCTATCTCTGGTGTATATACAGCGGCAGATGATGGAGTGTTAAACCCAGCTACTGTCAAAATTATCCCTGGCGCGATCATACCAGTAGCGCGCAATGGTGGCCCACAAGGCGAGTCTTTAAAACCTTTACCTCGCGCTGGGGATTTCAACGTATCGCAAATTATCATTAATGATCTAGTACAGAACATTAAGCGTATTTTGCTAGACGAATCGTTGCCACCCGATAATATGTCGGCTCGTTCTGCAACTGAGGTTGTAGAGCGCATGAAGGAGTTAAGCCAGAATCTAGGCTCAGCATTTGGCCGATTGATTAATGAGACGATGATTCCAATCGTTAGCAAGACTTTGCAAGTAATGGATGAGCGTGGATTGATTGACTTGCCATTACGGGTCAACGGCCTTGAGGTTAAGGTATCTCCAGTATCGCCATTGGCTATGGCTCAGAATATGGATGAAGTAACCAATACCATGCAGTTTGTACAGCTCGCTAGCCAAATGGGGCCAGAGGGTCAAGCAACGCCTAAGTATGGTGATATTGTTGACTACATTGGTGATAAACTCGGTGTACCATCGCGTTTACGTGTATCTCCAGAGGAACGTGCATTTAATTTACAACAAGCCGCACAGCAAGCTCAGCAAGTAGCTCAGGAGAATCCTGAGATGGCTGTTGAGGCTGTAAAACAACTTACATGAAAAAGAAACTAGATCAAGCAATAACAGACGGTTGGGAAGGTTTACAAGAGATATCGCTAGACATTAGGGAATCTCAACAAGCAGTAGAGGATTTGAACAAGCTATGCCTCAGAGTTTTGGGAACTGAGGATGGCGAAAAGCTCATGGGATGGCTACGCGCATCCGTACTAGAGCAACCAGTAGCCGTGCCTGGTAGCGACTCTAGCTTTGCTTACTACCGTGAAGGTCAGAACAGCATTGTTAGAGACCTTGAAGCACGGATAACCAAAGCAAGGAACCTTTAAAAATGGAAACCACAGCAGTCCAACCCACCGAGGCGCAAGCCGATAGTGGCCTATTGGATTCAGCGACAGTTGATGATAATAGTGCCGAAACACAAGCAAACCCAGAGGCTACCGCAATTAGCCATTTGGAACCCAAAGAGGATGATGAACCCCTAGAAAGACCAGATTGGTGGCCTGAGAACTTTTGGAAAAAAGATGACTCAGCCCCAGACCTAGAGGGCATAGCTAAATCTTGGATGGATTTGCGTAAGCAGATTAGCCAAGGCAAGCATAAAGCCCCAGCAGACGGTAAATACGATCTGTCAGCATTTGGTGATATCCCAGACACAGACCCAGTTAAAAGCCATGTGCTGACCTGGGCTAAAGAATATGGGGTATCTCAGGCCGCTCTTGATACTCTTGTTGGCGAAGTAGTCAAAATGGGTGTTGGGGAAATACAACAGACTCAAGTTAGCCTAGCTCAAGAAAAGGCCGCATTAGGCCCCAATGCCGAAGTAATTATTAAAGGCATGACCGATTGGGCGCGAGGCTTGGTTAACAAGGGAGTATGGGGCAAAGATGACTTTGAAGAGTTTAAGTACATGGGCGGTACCGCCAAAGGCTTAAAGGCTCTGATGAAGTTACGTGAGTCCTATGAGGGTTCGCGGATTCCTACCCAGTCTATGCCAGTAGAAGGCCAGCCGTCTAAAGAAGAGCTGTATCAGATGGTTGCCGATCCTAAGTACAAGTCTGACCCAGCTTATCGCCAGAAAGTAGAGCGGATGTTTAACGCTACATTTGGCCAATAGATTTATCCTCAAGGGAGTTTTTGACCCGCCTAGTGCGGGTCTTTTTTTAACTAGATTTAGTTGGTCAATAAAAATATTTGACTAGATGTTGTTTTTTTTCCACAGTTCTGTTAGAAATCGGATAAGGCATACCATTTAATTGGCCCTTAATTCAGATAAATCTGACGATTGGCTAGCGTAACTAGCAAGCAGACGGCCCTGATTGTCAGGCTAACCGAAGCAAAAAACCTTATTTTTTACCTTTTTATAGGAGTCTCACATGAGCGTATCTTTATCTAACGCCTTTGTAACTCTATTCGATGCTGAGGTAAAACAGGCCTACCAGGGCAAGGCAATGCTGGTTGGTGCTGTACGTCAGCGTAGAGGAGTCGAAGGTTCTACTGTTAAATTCCCCAAGGTTGGCAAGGGCGTAGCAACTGCTCGCATTAGCCAGGCCGATGTAACCCCATTGAACGTTGCGTTTTCTAACGTTACTTGCACTTTGTCTGACTGGAACGCCGCTGAGTACAGCGACATTTTCAGCCAAGCTAAAGTTAACTTTGACGAGCGTCAAGAGCTTGTTCAAGTTTTAGGTAACGCTATTGGCCGCCGTCAAGACCAGTTGATTCTTGATGCTTTAACCGCATCTAGCACCAGCTTAACCGTATCTAACGATATCGGTGGTACCGATACAAACATGAACGTAGCTAAACTACGTGAAGCCAAGAAGTTGCTTGATAAGAATAACGTACCCCCAGAGGGCCGTCATATTATCATCCACGCAAACGGATTGGCCGCTTTGTTGGCTGAAACCTCTGTAACCAGCTCTGACTTCAATACTGTCAAGGCTTTGGTTTCTGGCGAAATCAATACGTTCTTAGGCTTTACTTTCCACGTTCTCGGTGATCGTTCTGAAGGTGGCTTAGTTTTAGCTACCAATGATCGTTCTTGCTTTGCTTTCCACAAAGACGCGATTGGTTATGCTGAGGGCATCGCTCCTCGTACCGAAATCAACTACATCCCAGAAAAGACATCGTTCTTAGTGAACTCTGTATTTTCTGCTGGTGCAGTTGCCATCGATGACGAGGGTATTGTTAAGATCACCGCTCGCGAAGCGTAATTAGGAGATAAACATGGCATATAGCGCATCTGGATTAAATTTAGCCGCTGGCTCAAAAGCTGGTAACGCTCCTCAATTTTGGACTTACAAGACTGCTGACCTTATTACCGCAGTTGATGGCTCTGGTTATTTCAACAGCGCCGCATCGGTATTGAAAGTTGGCGATCTAATGTATGTTCATGCAAATTCCGCTGGTACTACACCTACCTACGGTTTTGTGATCGTTACTGGTAATACTGGTAGTGTTGTTGATGTAACCAACGCTACTGCTCTTGGCACCATCGATAGCGACTAATAATTAGGGTTAACCCCTAGTTATGGCCGAAATTTATGGCACCAAGCACAAGGGTCGCGCCATCATTTGTGGTGCGGCTCCTTGTGTTTTTAAAGATGTAGAGATAGCACGGGCCTTATGGCCCGATGCTGTTTTGTTGGGAGTGAATAACGCTGGAGCGATGTTTCCAGAGATTGAGCATATTTGGACTCAACATGGAGATCACGCCCAGATGTTTAAGGAACAAGCGGGTCGTAAGATTTACGTACACGCTAGACCTAGAAAGTTTAGTAATGGCGGCGGTATATGGCTGTTGCCAGTACCAGCTGAGAAGTGGAAGTTTGTGGATTACAAGTGGCCTAGCTTAACCTGGGTTGCTGGTTCAAGCGGCGTGGCTGGAGCCTTATGGGCCAAGCACGGCATGGGCTTTGATGAGGTAATAATGGCTGGAGTGCCATTGGAAGTAAGTAGTTTGGTTTACTCGGATAAATATCCAAGCATACCAACTAAAGATGGCGGTAAGTTTGCTGAATGGAATCAAATAGAACATTGGGCTGAAATACTCAGAGACCATAAAGCAAAAGGATTGACAGAGGGCATTTACTCTGTAAGCGGTGAAACAAATAAGATATTAGGGATGCCATGTTAAACGTGGTATGTGTATTGAAGGCTGGTCGGTTTGAGCAAGCAATATACAAAGATGGATATACGCCAGACGATGTGTTGCGGCTACGCAACATGGTGGCAGATAACCTGACAATTCCCCATCGTTTTATTTGTTTTTCTGATGTTGATGTACCTTGCGAGCGTATTCCTTTAAAGAATAACTGGCCAGGCTGGTGGTCAAAGGTTGAAATATTTTCTGAGGTCTTTGACGATACGGTTATATACATTGACTTGGATACTGTGATTGCTGGCGATATTTCGCATTTTGCGGACTATAACCATCGGTTCACAATGCTTAGGGATTTTGGTAGTTGGAATGTGCCAAATAGCGGTTTGATGGCGTGGAAGGGAGACTATTCATTCTTATATAAGACCTTTACCGAAGGGGTCGATAAGTATATGATTGAATACAACAAAGCGCCCAGATTAGGAGACCAGTCTTTTATATCTGAGCGTCAAAAGCCGTATGATTTTTGGCAAGAGGTTTTTCCAGATCAAGTGTTTTCGTATAAGAAACACATTATGGGAAAGCCAAAGCCAGCAGATGTAAGAGTGGTATGTTTTCATGGCGAGCCAAAGGGTTCTGGCTCTGGTGGTTGGGTAAAAGAGATATGGAGTAAAGCAAATGGCCGCGGGTGATACATCGCTAACAATCTGTTCTGATGCCTTATTAATGCTGGGTGCTAAGCCCATTTCATCATTTAACGAGGGTACAGACGAGGCCTCAGTTGCCAACCGTTTATATTCTGATATTCGAGACCAATCCTTAGCAATGTACCCTTGGTCTTTTAGTTTTAAGAAAACCTCAATAGCGCGTTTAATTACAACGCCTACTAACGAATACCGTTATGAATACCAGTTGCCTGGAGATCGTTTAGCCGCTCCACGCAACGTTTACGACAGCAATGCGACTGGCATCCCGCCACGCAAAGAGTATCGGATTATGGGTAACAAACTATTAACCGATTACGAGCAAGTTTATATTGACTATCAATACGCCGTGCCTGAGTACGATATGCCACAGTATTTTGTGCAACTGCTCAAATATATGCTTGCATGGCATTTGGCTTTACCAATTACTGACCAGACTGAGAAAGCTCAATACTGGCAATCTGTAGCTACAGGCTCACCAGCTGAGAATGGCCGCGGTGGCTATATGCGCGTTGCTATGAATATTGATGGAGCTGGTCAACCAACAAACGCAATCAATGACTTCTCTCTAATCGCTGTGAGGAATTAATGGCTCGCTTTGTAAGCATACAGACTAACTTCTCTACTGGCGAGTTAGACCCGTTGCTTAGGGCGCGGGTTGATTTAACTGCTTACCAGAACGCATTAGAAAAAGCGACTAATGTAGTATGCCAGCCTCAAGGCGGTATTCGCCGCAGACCTGGTACGCGCTACATTACATCATTACCTAATACAAGTACACAATCAGCGGCTAATGGCGTGCGCTTAGTAGAGTTTGAATTTAGTACATCTGATAGCTATATGCTTTGCTTTACGCATAATCGTATGTACGTATTTAAAAACAAAGCGTTGATTACAGCGATTAACGCTGGTGCTAATGATTATCTTGATACATCTGGCGTTGGCTTAACTGGCGCTCGATTAGCTAATATTGTATGGACTCAATCGGCTGATACGCTGATTGTTGTTCATCCTGATATTGCCCCAATTAAAATTGTGAGAGGTGCTAACGATGCTTCCTGGACTGCTTCTGCTATTACTTTTGACTCCATTCCTAAGTACGCTTTTACTGTTTCAGTTACCAACCCGTCAGGCACGTTAACTCCATCTGCTGTATCTGGCAAGGTAACTTTAACTGCATCTGCTAGCGTGTTTACTGCGGCTAGCGTTGGCCAGTATGTTAATGCCAGTCCACAGGGCAGAGCTAAGATTGTTAAGTACACATCTGGTACATCGGTTGATGCAATTACTGAGTTTCCATTTTTTAATACATCGGCTATTGCTAATGGCTCATGGGATTATGAAAGTGGCTACGAAGACGTTTGGTCAAGCGGAAAAGGCTGGCCACGCTCTGTAACTTTCCATGAAGGCCGCCTATATTTTGGTGGCTCTAAGTCGCGCCCATCTACTATTTGGGGTAGCAAGGTTGGATTGTTTTTTGACTTTGAGGCTACCGAGGGATTGGATGACGATGCGGTTGAGGCAACATTAGACACCAACACATTTAACGCGATTGTAGATATTATTTCTGGCCGCGACCTACAAGTGTTTACAACTGGCGGTGAGTTTTATGTGCCGCAAAATGGATTAGACCCAATTACGCCAACTAACTTCTTTGTTAAGACGGCTAGTCGTAATGGCACAAAACAAGGCATCCGCGTACAACAGCTCGAATCAGGAACGCTCTTTATTCAGCGTCAGGGTAAGAGCCTTAACGAGTTTGCCTACACAGATACTCAGGCTACCTATGTAACGCAAAAGATATCGTTGCTAGCTGGGCATCTATTAAAGACACCAACACGTTTAGCGTTGCGTAGATCGGTTGCTACAGATGAGAATGATCTGCTACTAATTACTAATGCGGATGACGGCACAATGGCCGTATTCTCATTATTGCGCGCCCAAAACGTAATTGCTCCATCTGAGTTTATTACTGTGGATGGTAGCTTTATAGATGTTGGAGTTGATATTTCTACAATCTATACCGTAGCTAAACGCAATGTTAATGGTACAGACCAGTATTACGTTGAGGTATTTGAGGATGGTTTATTAACTGACTCGGCTAAGACTGGTACTGGTGTGGTTACAACAGTTAGCATGAGCCATCTTGCAACTGAAACTGTCAATATTATTTTAGATGGTTCTGTACAAGCTAACCAAGCTGTACCAGCTGGCGGCACCGTAACACTATCGAGAGCCTCAGTATCCTCTTATGAGTTAGGGCTACCGATTAGTGTTGAGGCTCGTACCATGCCAGTTGATTTAAAGCTACAAACTGGTACGCGTATTGGATTTAAGAAACGGATTGTTGAAGTTAATGCTCTTGTATATGAAACACAGCACATGAAAATTAATGGCATCCTAATTCCATTTAGAGCTTTTGGCGATATTTTGGATGAGGCTGTGGATGAGTACACAGGAACTAAAACTTTGCATGGAATTTTAGGCTATTCGCAAGAAGGCAAAATTACGATTAGCCAGGACATACCGCAGAAAATGACTCTGCTTGGTATGGAGTACAAAGTAGCAACACACCAGGGAACCTAATATGTTACCAGTCGCTATAGCAATGACCGTTCTATCAGCCTACGGGTCGATTAAAGAAGGCCAAGATAAGAAAAAGTATTACGACCAAGTTGCTCAACAATCTCGCGTAGAGGGTGAGCGCAAGGCCATTCAATACGAGTTTCAAGCTAACCAAATATTGCAACGCACTAACGCGGCTAATGCGGCTGTAATTGCTAGGGGCTTTGCTGGTGGCACGCAAGGATTTGAGGGTTCTGCGGCATTGATCCAATCCATTAATAATACTCGTGGCGGTAAAGAGTTTACGTTTGCCCTTGGTAATGCTGACGGAACTAGACGCGCTAGTTTAATCCAAGCAAGCCTATACGAGCAAGCTGGTGCAACTGCTGAGCGTACTGGTTACTTTAATGCGGCTGGTAAGTTAGGTATGGCCGCCCTTACTTATGGCTCGCTTGGCGGCGCTCCAAGCACGCCAGCACCAGTAACAGATTACAGTACAGCCTGGTCTCCAACTTAAAGGTTAAATATGGCTACATTACCTCTATATCAACCTACAGGATATTTACCAGCCGATACGCCTCGGTTGGATTATGCCAACCTTAAAGAGCAAGCAAACCAACTTAATACGATTACTTCTGCTTTAGATCGCGTATCTAACTTTGCATTTAAGAAAGCGGCTGAACAAGCAGAACGCGAGGGATTGCAGTACGGCGCTGAAAACCAGCCAAGCCTAGAGCAAGTAATGGCCGCTATGCAACGCGGCGAATCTCCTCAAGAGTTATTTGCTAAGCCTGGCACCGTATTTGGTGATGCCGCCCGTAAAGTACAAGCTGGTCAGTTGCGTAACGAGTTAGAGGTTTTAGGTCGTAAGAAATTTGCTGAGTTAAGTGCGGCTGTAGATAACACTAACTTTAATTTAAAAGATGTACAGCAAGAGATTACATCGATTACTAATGGCTATGCCAAGGCTATCTCTAGCGTATCCCCAGAAGAGGGATTAAAGTTTAGAGCCTCAATGGCCACGGCTGGTAACTCAGTCTATGTAAAAGCTACAGAGCGTGCGGCTAAGATTTATAACGAAGGCGTTAAGTCTAATGCGGATGACCTAATATCGCAAAGTCCAGTTATATTGGCTGATACATTTAGGTCTGAATCTGATCCAGTTATGCTTGCTCAACGCATAGCTGTAGAAAAGCAACGTGTGTACGATATAGCTTTACAGGCTGGCCCTGAGTTTTTGCGTGAGAAGTTGGCTGACTTTGATCGTCAGTTGTTAAGCGCCATTACTGACTATGCGGCTAGCCCAGAGTTTTCTAAGAACGCTTTGGATGGTTTGAACCGTATTAACCGTAATGACTTTGGCAAGATGTCTGAGTTAATGAAACGCGTTAATAAAGACAAGTTGATTAAAAATTACT